CCTCGAAGGAGGTTTGTTGATTTTCAATAAACGGGAATTTATTATGATACTTGCTTCTCTCCAGAAGGTGACTTTCGATTGTTGTGCGAACCCCCTCAGCAAAATCAGCAGATGCTGGGAGAAGCTGGTTCAACATCATCGTTAAGGTCGTGTCGAACCATTTATAGAATTCGTAGAACTTATCAAAATCAATTTCACTGTTTCCCACGTTTTCAAAAAACTTTTGTCGAAGGTGTTCTAAGCCCTTATAACGACGGCGATATCGATTTACTGGTGCGCCAATCAGAGTGTTAAGATCTCGTAGAGTGGCAAAATAATTTATCATCTCGTCCGAGATGGCCTGGCTCATGCTTTTTTCAAATGCAAAAAAGAAGTTAATCGGTCGACTATCTCGCGTGAAGATTTGTTGGTCTTGTTTATTGAGGACGGTGACCATATCGTTAGCCAAGATTCCCTCAACCAAATTTTGTCGTGCAGTGACAAGATAGTCTTTATCTATGGGAGTTATCGAACTAGCCTTAAATTCAGATCCTTTGGCAGTCATCTGATAGTTAAGCAAGCTTCCCAGCCACTTATATCGGCCCGTGGCCGAAGCAACCGAACCAGAAGAAAGATCAGCAACGGGGAATTGTCCCGAGGCATTGGAGCCTGTATTTTGGTTAAAGCCCCAATTGAACACCAAAGTATCAAAATTGCTGACTTCTCCATACGAAGCGGAGGGAACAAAGGGATAAGCATACAGGTGGGGCTGCAGCGCGCCATAATTGCGAATATCTAAAGCGTGGGCGACGATTGCCTGTGGTTCCAAGTAATTCAACCAGAACCTAGAGGCTGCTATTTTTACATCAGATTTCTGGTGGATTGCTCCTGTTACGTTCTGACGGTGGGCGCCTATATATACGCGGCGTGAGCCAGTCATAAACCCAGCCGGCGGGGAAGTGATGGTCCCAGAAACGTTAAATGAGTTTAACACGCTGCCCGCGTCGGCGTTAACTCCTTGGAATTCCACAACATAATTACCCGTATCGGCACCTGAAACAAAATTACTCAGAGGATAGCGCTCGGGGCGCACTTTAACGGCCACGTTCCAACTTGAATTATCGTAAAGTTCTTGAAACAATGCACTACTAAGCTGGGGCATATAGCCGCCGTTTGAACCTGTAAGTACAAACCGTGCGTTGGTCGAGTCTAGTTCATCCCGAACAGCATAGACCTGGAAATTGACCGCATCTGTATCAGCCCACTTAGTATTAGTCTGGCTATTGATTGTACCGTGAACCCCGAAAAGGGAAGCAGAGATTGCATTAGAGTTAATGTATCCGGCCTGGGACTTCTCCAGTTTCTTCGGAAACATCAGTTCTGTTTCTAGAGTATAGGCATAGCCGCCGGTCAGCTCGCTGGCTGCAGGAATGAAGCCGTAAGAATTTGGGTTGGAGGCGTCTTGACTCTGGTAAACTACAGCTTGCGTGTTCGCTCTGGAATTAAAGTTAACATACTTCTTCGCCACCGTGGCATTTCTACGCGTAGAAGTTAACGCATAAGGCGTATTGTCCGCGTACATGTTGAGTTGAATTAGCTCATCGTCAATGCCAAAACAGCGAATTAAGTTTCTAAAGGATTTTTCAGTGCCCTTCGACTTAAAGATATAAGCAAGGTTATTATAAATGTTCTGATAAATGGTGTTCTTGATGTCCACCAACTTCTTTTCATAAACCTTAGTTTCGCTGCGAGACGCCAACCGCTGTAGTATGTCGGCGTCTAAAAAGATCTCCGGAGCAACAAATCCTCTAGACTCCAAAAGGTGGTCAGTGAAGGGGAGGGGCTTCTGGCTTCCACTGGGATACGCGATGTTCCCCAATGTGCTTAAAGATTCAATTTGTAGCTGGAGAGTGTCAAAGTAGCTCGATAGAATTTGCGTGAGGCTTTTGAGTTGGCCAGCACCCGCCTGATCTTCTTCGGTAATCCAGGAGGGAATAGAATTGTACATTGAAGCGTTATTGTTGACATCGTAGTTGGAGCCACTAAGTTGTAACTGATTTGTCAGACGATAAACGGCCGGATTGTTGGAGTAAATGATTGGATCTTTAAACTCTTTGATGGCGGCGCTGGACAACACAATAGCTGAGCCTGTGTTACGAGAGTTGCTCGTGTATCCCACCCACGTACCGTTTGTAAGGCGCCCTGAATAATCCAGCACAGTGCTATCATAAGAGGCGGTGTTGGTTATCCCCTCATTAAATTTGTAGTAAACTCCCAGCTTGGTATTAACGTTCTCTAGGGTTTGTTGATAGGGTTCAGGATCAGTGTTGGATCCGCCATTTACATCAGTAAACCAATATCTTCCCACTTCCTTAGAAGAACGTTGAGTTTTCCAGTACCTAAACTCGTCGAGAGAAGCACTCAACTTACCGGCCGTTCTTACGGCTGATGTTGAAGCCGGCGCACTAGTGAGTCCACCGATGTAAGCCCGGAGGGCGCCCGTAACTTCGTTAATGCCAGTGGAGCCTAAAAGCGATTGGTTGTTTAGTTCTCCATCAATATAAAATCGCGTCTGAATGCCCGCTGAAGCAGACTTAAACGACACCGCATAGTGATGCCACAGTCCGTCCGCAATAGACGCTGTAGTGACCGTAGAGGCCCCCACAGAGGACCATTGGACGCCTGCGGCGCCCGACATTATCGAGACGAGGAAGGGGCTAGTGCCGTCTTCTGACGCACTCAACTCAATTCGTAGACGGCCGTACGACGCATGCGAGGTTGCTGCACCATTCCATAGGTCAAAAACGACCTCTTTCTTTGTAAGGCTCGGTAAGAACTCGTCTTTTTTGAGCCAGAATTCTACCGATACACCCTTATTCTGAAGGTCAAACTTGAGGTTAGACTCTCGGTTACGGGTTGGTTCGTAATAATTGGACCCTGTGAACTTAGTAGGGTAGGGGCTCATCCCATTAGGGTTAGCGTGAGGGCCCCCTTGGAACAGAATGTATTCGGGGGCGCTGGAAGATCCGTAATCGCCAGTAACAGCCGAGGTGCCCCAGCCATCCGCGGCCATGATAACGTAACCGTTGGTGCGCGGGTACTGCTTATCAAAAAGATGTAAATCGATATAGGTGGAATCTAATTCCCACTGGATCTTTTCTTGGAGGGAGCCATCGTAGGGGTAGGTGTTGGTTATTCGCTTAATAGATTGAGCATAATAAGATTCAGCAGAGCCATACCGAGCAAAATTTTCGGGCTTCGAAAAATCAACGCGAGGAATAAATCGCTGGTCGTTTTCTACGTCTGCCGCCAAAAACCCAGCTGATTCAATGTCCCCACCAATTTGTTGGGCTGACTTATCAGCGATCGCCTGCAAGGCGCTTACTTTGTCAAAATAGTGTTTATAACTCATCTTTTATGTGTTCTTATCTTCTACCCTAAATTTGAATGCTCCTGGTTGTTCGACCCAACTCCCTATACTATCATTATAGTATGAAAGTTTAATCCCATACATATACCCTTTTTCTAGAAGGGACATATCTAAATCAAAATAATTCCCGGTCACGTCAGTCGACAAATATGTGCATTTGCTACTGCCAGTGCCATAGTTAATCACCTCTAGATCATCGGTGACCCGATAGATCGAGTAGGATGCGCTAGTAACCACCTCCGTGATTATTTTAGACGTGGCCACGGTATACAGTGTCGGGCTCCAGTTCTTATCACGAATAAACAGTCTAAAGCGCGCGGTCTCATTGGTGTTATATGCTGCTCTAAGGTTAGTAATGTTCGTAACCTTTTCAAAAGTAGGCGCACTAGTGTAAGTGGTGATCTGCGACGGAAGAAAAGAAGCAGTGAAGAAGTCGGTCGATCCGGTGTACCACACATCATAAATCTTCTTGAGGGGTGTAGCCGCGGCCGTAATGGCGACACTACAGGAATATATGCCCGTGCTCACATAGCTTGCTGTGACATAGGTTGCCGCGGTGGTGCCAGTCCAAACCGACAGCGCGTCGCCGGTGGGGCCCGTGGAGCCTGAATAGAACTTCACCCGAAAGTTTCCGGTACCGATCGAAGGAATGTTAACGAGCTTTCCACGAATATAGTTATAATAATAAAGATTATTCATATTATCCACGGCAGGAGCCAAAGAGCTGCTATAATAAAAATTGCCTCGATTATCAGTGGTCCTGGAATCCCAGCGCGCTTCAATTACGGGGCGCTTATAAAAGAATTCACTAGATCGGGCAAAAAACTTCTTAGTGTAATAAGACTGCTTCGCACCCCCAGTGTTGGCAATCACCGATCCGGAGGCAGCTGCCGCATAGGCCTCTTGGCTCCCTGTTAGACGAACCCCTATGCCGTAATTGCTAAAAGTGCCGGCGATCCATTTTTCCACCAGATTAGAAATATCAATTTCCATATCTTCGTATCCTTGGGGAAAGCGTTGCTCATATTCTTGCGTGCCATAGTCGCCGCCTACAGCACTCCAAGAGGCTGTGGTGCTTGTTTCAAGCCAGTTAGATGTCCCAAGGTCTTTGTATTCATCCATGTCAAGCCCCGTACCTTCAAACCAGGCACTAGATACAGGATTAACAATTAAGGTAAAATCTTGAGGTAATGTAAAGGGATGGCGCGCGTTATGAAGGCGTAAATAAAATGAAACACTTCCCGAGGCTGGGAGAGTCCCGGCGGTGCGGTCCGAGGATATATCGGCAATCGGGAACCGCATCAGAATACGAGAAAGCTCCTGAGTTTGTCCCGACGATTGAGAAAGTTGCCCGTATATCGAAAACACTTCCAGGGCGTCAGCGTAACCCATATTAGATCCGGATCCTCGCGTTTTAAGATTTCCTTCAAATGCGTTTGTAATCGTGTTGTCTGCATCGGCAACGTATCTTTTAAGTGCCATTATTTAATTGACCCCTTTATATCGTTGTTCGGGAATTTTATTTCAAAAATAACCCCCACGTCTGCTGCTAGCTGACGTCCATCCACCGACAGGTGGCTATCAAAATCGTAATTTGACTCGGAGTAGGAGCCTCCCGATTTGAGCTTGAGGCGCACGTCTACAACATCAACCACCCCTGGGACACGGTTTAGTACCTTATAAATGTCGCTAATATTAATGGCTTCACCGATGTCGTACCCTTGTAAGAAATATTTAACCAAGGTACTGTTGCATTTGGAAATTGTCGTGAATCGGCTTGTGCTATAATCATTAACAATGGAATATTCTACCCCAAAATTAACTATTTGGGCATCAAGCAAGTCCACTGTATCGTTAATCATCTTATAGTGATTAATCCAACTCTTAACATTGTTTTTAAGTGTGCTATTGGCCGCTAGTAATTTACCGCTTGTGTCCTCAGAAATAACATAAGCATTAAGATTGCGCCTAAATGAATCAAAGTCGCGCTCGATGGCTACCCGCTTCACTGCGCCAAATTTTGCTGGCATTCCATAAATGATGGCACGATAATCTTCTACAGTAACTGCCCGGTTCTGGGCGGCGAAGTATCCAAACACACGCTCTTTAACCTCGGCAGACGAGGGTAGCTCCACGGAGCCTACTAGGGGCTCTTCATTAAATGCTTCTAGGGAGGCTCTAACATCGGTGCGCTTACCAACGTTTAGTTGCGCCTGATTGTTGAAGCGTAGATGGGGGGCGGTAATTTGATTGATGGCCCCCACTGCAGCATTAACATCTGCAACAGTGTTGTAGCGGTATGAAATGGTAAGGGTGGTGTTTGCTGGTGCAATGCCAAATTTATCGCTGCTAATCAACTTAGTAGGATCGAAATTGGTCTCAGTCACGTACGTGCGTCCGTTTAAATCTAACATCAAGTTGGTGGGGTCGACCACCGCCTCGGAGAGAAGTTCTGAGTCTGAGCCATAGCCAAACTGCAAGGTGGTGCGATTTCCATCGTATTCGGTGGTAAAACGACGGGCAACGGGGGTAGCCTTCAAAATATTGGGAACGCTGGCTCTGGTGGTGCTCGTGTTTCTAAGCGCTTTAAAAATTATATTTTGAGAAAGATTCTCCACCTCATAATACTCATGACCCTCGGAGTCAACTACGCGAACCACATTATTAATGATGCTCGTGCCTAGATTCAACTTACGGAATCTCTCAAACACTCCGATCTCAAAAGTCTCAGTAGTCATACGGCCGGAAATTACGCGGCCTTGAGACCGGATCACATAGTTAATCGGATTGCCGGTTGTATTATTTACGGCGCCTACCACCACAGGATTTGTTGTAGCACTAAAGTCTACATCGTCAATTAAACTGTAAAAGCCACCGCCTAACGCAGACAACTCGCTGCCGGCCTTAAGCACAGGGGCATAATTGTAGTCTGGGCCCAGACTCGTGCTAGATGCGGGAACCTTAATGTAAAATGTGACGAGACCATAGGATGAGGCGTTGGGGTTTAGTTTGAATCCCATCTCGCGAGCCAGACGAACCACATTGGTATACTCCATGGCCGTATCCAAGAAACTCTCGTTTGCTTGGTAATCTAAATAAAAGGAGAGGATATCCCCAATATAAGATACAGTGTCCAGCATCAACGAACCGAAGCCGGCTTGAGTAAAGTCTTTATAGGTCTCGGAGTAGTAGCGCTTTGCGTACTCTTCTAGGTCAGCCCTAATAGAGTCAAAGTCTCTACTGGTGTAGTTAATTGGTTGTAGTTTTTTCGCCATCTAAAAGTGCCTCATCAATAATTAGTTGTCTATCAGATCTATTCGTAAAACCGTATTTATTTGCAACGGGATTATACTAAAATGAATCGTAACCTTTAAAGTGTGAGGGAAAAGATCCGGCGCGCTCTCGGGGACACCGTAATCAATTCCCAAAATTTCAACAAAAGGTAGATACTTAGCTACCTGATGATTAATTCTCGTAGATACCTCGCTATAAAGTGGCCCAGTGGCCGGCTCAAACAAAAATCTTTTAATTCCCACACCAAAATTAGGATCCATTACCCTCTCGCCTGGGTTGGTCAATATTAACATTTTAAGATTCTGAATCGCTAAGGTTTCATAATCAGTAATGAGATTATAGACTCCAAACGTATAATCGGTGGTAAGAGGTAGCTTTGGTGTAATTCCTGATGACATTAACTTCTCCCCTATAATTACTCGCTTAAATCATTTTTAAGCATTGTTATTCACATTCATTAGCGGTCGTTGTATCATCAATATCGACCAGCGGACCATCTGCTTCCTCATCTCCCTGCGACTCAGACTCCAAAAGGTTGTGAATAACATCCTGAAGGATTTGCAAAAGGATACCCGCAACTCCAAAGGGTGTGGGCATTGCCATAAAGATTCCTGCTACTGATCCCGAAAAGTCTACGCCGTCGCGAGAGATGCGTGGACCAATAGAAACACTTAGGTCTAGATCTCCTAGAGTGGCTCCTGGGCCCGGGTGGTTGGGATCAGGAATATTGGGTTGATTGTTGGGCCCCAGCGCCTCCTCGACTTTGAAGTCCGGATTCGGGACCAATATCGGCGGGGGCAGCTCCAGAGAATTCAGGCCGCCGCTAGCGGCCGTATCCACCAAACACAGAAGAAGATTCATTATATTCTCGGCTGTCAGGTCGATCCCCACCACATCGAGAGCTTGTTCGAGTTCGTCAGGTACCTGCGAAAGTACTGCACCGATCGCCGCCTCGACTGCACTAAAGGCGATACTCGTGACCTTTTTAATATTTCCACTTACTGCCCAGTGTGGATCAGCCATTTCAAGCACACTCTTTAAGATATCGATTGGGGTGTCCACCGCCATCTTGATAATAAACTCTCGGGCCATTGATTCAAAGTCAATACCTCCGTTTGTCGCGAGACTATCTATCGTATCTTGTGAGCCCCTCCGTGCGGGAATGGGCTGGGCGCCGCCGGCATTTAGTGTGGTCTCCACAAACAAATCCAAAACTGCTTTCTTGGGATTGACAAAGTTTCGGGAGATGCGCGAAAAATACTTATTGGTATAGAAAGTGTTATAAAGCAGCGGGATCAATAGGATCATCTGCTCGTTAAAGGCTCCGGAAAGCAATCGTTGGACCGGAATACTATTGGAGATCCTCGTAAGTTCAGCCGGTGATGTATAGGCTTGAAAAGATTTTAGTCGTTCTGTTATTAAAGGTGTAAGAGACCAGGTGCTAATTGAGCCTAGATTTAAAATGTCTGATGGGATACTGCGCAGCTTAGAAGGATATACTTCATATTGGCCGGTGGCAGTTTCGCTGGTCCAATCCGCATATTCTACACGAGTAATGGGCGTTCCCACAAAGCCATTTTGCGCGGCTACGGCCAGTTGATTTTGCATCGGGCCACCGGATGCACCAAACGCTATCAGTTGATTCGAGGGGTCATCACAGTCGATGCACTGGCCAGGATCACAATCGGGAGGGAGGCCCGCGTCTAGGCAGGCCTGTTCTCGGGCGGCCTGGGCTTCGGCAATCTCGGAGGCGGTGAAGAGCGCTGCAGATTCGCCTAATGGTACCACACCGGCAAAAATATTATCAAAACTTTCATTTTGTAAACTCGTGGGCGCATAATATACCAAACGATATCCACATTTAACATCCTGGAATGTTGCGCCGCCGTGAGCGTGAGGCCCCTCGGCCATAGACTGAATCATCGCTCTAAAAATCGCAATTGGCATCTCGCCGGTGTCTGTCAAAGGAACATCAATTTCTATCGGATCAATAAATTTACTTGTCGTCAGATTAACTGTGGCGTTCGCCTGGAACTTTTCTATTCCACCCCAGGTAACTACCTTTTCAATTCCCAAGCGTCCATATGCATTCCCGGAACCCTTTGTCGCGGAAGTCGATGACCCCGTCGCAGTCGCAAGGGCGCCCAAATAAGGATCTGTAATCCCCACTATCTCATTAATCATAATGTGATCAAAGCTCGCCGGGTTTTTCTGGCCCTTAAGCACATTGTTGATCGACTGCATGGTAGAGCGAGTGGTGGAAGAAACAGCGCTTGGAGTCCAAGTAAAGGATAATCTCTCGGATACTAAAAATTCTACCATCGCCTCTACAGAGGGAGCGTCTGTACCGAGCGCCCAAAACGGCGCTTCATTCGGGCCGCTGTTTGAATAAAACAGGCCGCCATTAGCCGCCACATTAGGGCGAGCAACTAGTGTATCAAAGTGGCTTTTAATCTGTGTGGCTAGGATAGTGGACGTGCCGCTTTCCATTGTGGCGATAATACCCTCTGTCACTGAGCTAGCAATAAGTTTCTTTATCACCGGGATGGAAACGAGATCATTAAAAGTGAACGCCGTAAAAACAAAAATGTTCTTAACAATAAACTCAACAAGAGAGATCTGGATGAACAGGTTCAAAAGTCCATACTTAATGGTATCTCGAATTTGGCTTCCGGTATTCTTGTGCTTATCGTGACAAGCGGCGGCTACCATCTCCTGTTTCATTTGTTCTAGAATGCCATCAGCGTCTAGCAGATCACCCGCCTCAGAAGGAGGACAACCGTTATTATCTTTAAAGAGATTCAGCTTGTTAACATCTATTACACTAAAGATACCATTTCTTACACAATGATCAAACATACGCTCGGTTAACCCCATAAAAGCAGAGGGGAAATAGATGGATTGTAGAGAACTTTCTAATTCCTCTATAGCATTGGTGGGCGCCTCGATACCTAAATTTTCAAAGGTTTGATAAATGCTAGACTTTATGCCCTCCGTAAAATAATCTATCTCAGGATTTTCATTAGTAGAAGATAAATTCTGTGTTTGGGATCCCCAGGCAGGAATATCTATGATGGTCGACAGTGCAGCATCATCATTGGTCTTAAAGTAAGGGGGAATGCTGAGATTGATGTATACATTCTTTGCTGCGCCGGCTTCATAGCCCAGGTAAGTTGCTTTGATGACTTGGTCTTGGTGGGGCGCCGGAAGATGAAATTTCATCCAAAGGCCTGGGTAGTTGCCCAGAGTTGTTCCAGCAGCTGTCGCGGTGGCTACTCCTGCAGTGAATTGGGCGCTTCCTGCGGGAGACGTACTCACTCCCTCGGGGATGGTGGGGAGCACATTCTGGAATGCTTTCTTAAACTTTTTGGGGAAGGAATAGGTTGTAAAGACCATTCCTCCGGAGCCCGACGCATCCACTAAAGTGGCCTCGATGTCTCGTAGCTCGTCGGTGCCCTCGGCAAGGTCCACGTTTTCGTCGATATGCATTAATAAGTCAATAAGAACATCCAACGCGGCAGGGTTTGGAAGGAATTGTAGCAAATCCGCGCGGCAGGCATTAAAGAAGCCCATATCCACTTGGCCCGTCACCTCGTCAACTTGAAGAGCTTGTTTAAGATCTTCGAAGGCTTGAATAAGATCTGTAATGCCTCGCGGGTTGTGGGGGGGCTTGGGAACATCTACTTTAGCGCCGGGAGGCAAGTACCTATTAAGTTTCTGCATACTATCGGCGGCCGCGGACTTACTCGACATCTTAGTTTGCAAGATGGAGCCTTTGGCCCCAACAAGAGCATAAGCAAATTGAGTTTCAACAGTTGTCAAAACGCTGTTAAACATCCGAGGGAGTGTGCGCGTGAAGAAGGGATTTTCCATATAATCCGCGCTGTCAGGGCACATGAAGTCAATACGAGGAGCTTTCAAAGTGGGGCCCTTCTCGATTACATCGAGCAGCGATGCAATATTGCTCTCTTCAAAGAATGTATCAATAACCACACCCTCATCCAGACAAATGTCCTGAATGCTCGGAATGATGGTCTCTCTTGCAATTACATTGCAAAGCTTACTAGCGTCCACCATCGAGGCTAAATCGGTAAAGAAGCTTACAATGGAGTTGTAATTATTAAAAGTCTCTCTTACGATCTGCGCTGTGATGGCACCCACATCAGGCTCGTTCCCCCAAGGGGTGCTGGCTGCATAATAGTTTAAGTTAAACGTTAGAATCTTGTCTAGAAGGGGCCGTGGGAGTTTCGCTGGGATTGTCAGAAGCTGGCAGTTATCTAGGGGCGTTAATATGACAGACAAGTCGGCCAAGTATAACATCACGTCGCCTGTTAAATCGGTAACCACCGAACGGAATCCATATTTTTTAAATAAATTGGAATAATTATAAGAAGTTAGAGGATTCTGGGCGCCGGTGGATAAATTGTCCACAAAGAGAGTGGGCGTGTCGACGGTGCCTTCTAGCTCCTCTTCATTTCTTAATGCCGCGCAAGCTTCTCGTAAAAGATCGGCCAACGATGTAATCAAGGTAAACCCTAATTGGATGAGGGCATCCATCAAAGCGCGGACTATTTCATCTTGAAAGTTGATATCCGGTTTGTTGGGAGCCTGGAACTTAAATTCAAATTTAAGGGGAGGGATCTCTGGCCACACAATTTCTCGGGGTGGTGTGGGAATAGAATAATAATTTTGACTAATCACACCCTGAATGGCGGTTCCGAGGCGCTCGAACGAAACATTAGCGCCAAACATAGCACACAGAAGTGCTTCTTTGGCTAATTGGTCCAGGCCGAAGGAAGACAGAACTTGCGCAACCTGCGGGTTTCCAAAAGACAGGTCCCCAGATAAAACAGTATCGATCCTTCCTAAAATACCATTAAGTTTCTCAAAGGCCTTGGGGGTGGTTTGGATGCTCTTTCGACTTTCTTCTTCATACATTTTACCCAGAATTTCGGGGTCTTCTGCCATATCAAAAAGCAGCTGAAGCTCATCCAATAGCAGTGTATAGGGTACAGCAAAATCTAATGTGGGGGTATCGTAGGGGGTGAGAATTGGTTTGGGTGGCTCACACTCATCCGACGGCAGTTTTTCTTCGATTCCAAGGTCCACAGGTTGAATGGGATTCTCTGCACTGAAATCAACGGGAGCGTTAGCATGCGGCATTCCGTGATAGACTTCCCTAATGAAATCCTCAAATGATGGTTGTCGATCAATCGGAGGAGCCGGAACGCCGGCAGCTAGACATCGAGCACACTCCTCGCCTTGCTCGGTGGCCTCTTGGTAATACTGGAGTGTTCGATTGAGTATTTCATCGTTATAAAGTGGATCATAAATAAGGTGGGAGAAGTAGCCCACTTTGAGCAACTGATCCGGGTCGGTCATCATCGGATGATTATACCCTATCTTACTAATCTTATCCTGCGCATCAAAATAAATGGTAAAAGAGTCCTGATCGGTCCAGGCGAACAGGCCTCCCGGGGGTCCTACATTTTCTTTGAGGAGAGTGGTGGTCCAATTTAATATGCTCTCCACGTTGTCTTTCAAAAACGTAAAATTGATTTGAAAATTTAAAGCGTGGCGATGTTTTATTACCTGTTGGGCAAAGCTGTCTAAAAGAATTCCCACCTTTTGATTCTTTTCTTCTATCTGCAGAATGGGGAAATCAGTAGCCATAGTAGAGGCTGTTCGCTGCTCTCTCAAGTTGAACTCGGCTAGTGCATCTTCAAATGGCGGAAGTGAGCTTAGACGAGACAAGCGATACTCGAACAACTCAAAAGCGCCGAGACTAAAAAGTACACTAGCCACGGTAGGAACGAAATCCTTACTATAGTTGGCATAGGTACGGACCACCCTAGTATGGGGCTGCAATATAGACATATACTCTAATTTAGTATAGATTTCTTTGTACACCGACTCATAATCTGTGCCCCCGGTTGTTCCTTCCACATCGACGTCGGTCCCCAGAGATGAAAAATATTCCGGAAAATAATATAAAATAAAGGCTTCTGTCGCCTGTTTTTTAAGCTCTGGAAGAACAGCCTCCAGCGCAGTCGTAAACTCTTCTTGCAACTCGGCTGTGAACGTCGATAGATTGCCTATCACATCAGATAGATTACCGTCCGCAGGCAGCGCGATAGTGACCATATACTCTTTGTTGTCGCGGCGGTCTTCATCTGGAAGCGCTATCATTCGGCCGGCGATATCATAGAATGGCAAGCCTGGGGTTCGGCTCTTACTTACTTTAGGGGTAAACTCGGTGGTCTCTGCGGTCGGTTCGGGAGGAGGAGGCTCGGGAGGCGGAGGAGGACACGCTATTAAGCGCTGTGCCGAAGTAAGCTGCCACTGGGCGACCGGTAATATTTCCGTAGCTTTTGCGACGGTGGTACTTAACGCATAACCGTCTGGATCAACCGGTAGCCCATGGGCAGATTGAAAGGCCTTCGTCGCATTTTTGGTTTTGGTACCATAAATCCCATCTATACACGCCGAGCCAAGGTTATGCCCCTGAGTCGCTAGAAAGGTCTGCCACCCTTTGACGGCGGCGGAAGCGGCGCAGTCAGCGCTCGGGGCCTCGGTGGTTCCGGCGCACGGGTAATATATGGGGACATCGTTCCCATAACTCTCAAGCCATTCGGATGCCATTATTATTCTCCATAAAGGTTATGTTGAAAAAGTTATTAGTCATACTTAGTTGGTATTATTATACTTGCTCAAAATATATTTTTCACCTCTTCCGGGGATGCCTTGCATTAAATATTTGCTTTTAATGGCAGCAATTTTATTCGCATAAACAATTTGAGTATTTCCCATCACGGTGATAGCTTCCTCAATAGATGCTTTGGCGCACTGAGGCAGGAGCTTGAGAAAATCAGGCGCCGTCGATTTTCCAAAAAATGGAGAATGATGTTTATGAGCCTGGTTCTCGTCTCGGACGTCCGCGGATATATCAACAGAATTTTCAAAAGTGGCCACAACCGCGGTCAATAAATCTAAAATGTCTATCAAACACGCGGCCAGGTCGTCCCCTTTTACAAGCGGCTGAAGACCAATCCCCTCTTCGCAGGGGGTGGCAAGGCCAATCAAATCAATTCCATAGCGACTTGTGTCCGCATTGTTACACTCACCACCCAGCGAGTTTTGTTGATCGGTCCGACACACAAGCTTAATATTTTCGCGAGAAATAAAACGCAATGTATCTGCTTTTAAAGCAATTGCGGAGCGGGGCTCTTTCTCTGTGGTATTCCCTTTGCGGCCAGCGGGAAGCTGAAAGTGGCTATCAATGTTTGACTTCTGGCTCATGTATATGCGCGCCGCATCGCTTTTGGCGTCGGGGTTGGCAAAAATTTCTTTCCCGTCTTTGGTGTAGGACTTTGCACGGTGGGCCTGCATTCCCACGCAAATATCAACAGCAGACGCATGCGAGTGGCCGCGGCCGCCAAAGCCAGTAAAGGGGTTGCTCACACGGTCGACCCCTAAAGTAATAAAGGCATTCCCCTTACTAATGCCGTGTTCAGTTTGAGTTGTAACCCGAGTGGGAGAATCATAAATAGGCTTGGGATTCCCGGCGGTGCCGGCCTGCTTTGCGAGGGGAGCAAACTTTTTAGGGGGCGGGCACGAATCTTCCGCGCTCGCCACAACCTCTGCGACCGCGGTGGGCAAAATTTCGGGGTTCTGCGGTTTTTTTTCGCTGGTGGCGCCATAGTCTGGGCAATCAGGTGGTTGTAGGGACATGCAATTTCCTCTTTATAATTATATCCTTAATCAAAATGATTATTAACTGAATTGTCTATACGGTGGATCCACCAGGATTGTTTATACTAGCAATGCGCAAATCTGCGGGTCCACTGTCTAAGCCCTTGCTTGTCCAGGGACCGGTGGGCTGACCCGCGCCGGCGAGAACAGTGTTGACAGGAATCCAATTGAGGTGCCAAGCCTCAGACGATACGCTAAACACAAAATTAAATTGCTGGGCATATTTATTGAGCCAACGAAACTTTAACGATGATGTGGAACTGCCAAACATTATTCGTGAGCGCAAATCCACGGCCGCTCCCCATCCGTGGCGTGACCGTCCAGGGGAAGCTGTGGGGGGAGAACACGTCCCTCCGGAACAATTGTCATTGTACAGTCTCGACTGCCACGCATAGTCACGATATGCGTTATTCACCCTAAAGAGGTCATGACCCTGGCCTCTAAAGACCTCTTCGTATTTAGCCTTAAGCGCTAGCAGATCAGGAACCATATCGCGTAGTGCAACAAATTCATCCCCATTAAACCGCACCGTTTCAAGCAACTCCGGGGGCAAACTTGCATTCCTTACTTCCATAGGGCCGCCGGCGACTCCAGTATAAGTTGCTTTCTTACCGTTAGCGTTCCCGCCACTTGAAGAAGGGGTGTATGCCTCGCGTTCGACTGGTGCAGAAGGGCCACCTGAGTTGCCGGGAGACCCTCCTTCTGTGCCGCCTCGGAATTGATCACGAGAGGAGCCAGCGCCTGATCCAAATGCATCACCAAATCCCGAAAAAAAGCCCAGCGTCGGTGGCTGACCAACCACTTCAACAATGAGAGGCATACTAAGCTCTTCCAGATCATAGAAGGTCACCAATACAGGGGTCTCATCCGGAATTTGTTGAAGGGTGGTTTGTTTGCCTGAATCATTGTTGGGCCCAACAGCCACAGCAGACGCAAAAACGTCCAAGTAATCGTCAACCCTAGGGGAGTCTTTATCCTCCGGGCGGCCCCGACATTCGAGATGAGGCATATAGACCTTGTACACATATTCCATATCCAGATCGCCTACGCGCTTTTTCCACAAACTGAAGAGTCTTTTCAAAAAGGGCTTCCGAGGGCTGTTCTTCGTTTCTTCGGAGCGCATTACCACACCGGGGAACGTCGTGGCTTCAGAAATAATGTTAGGAGAATAGATCTCTCGGGCTACGCGGGACAGTGCCTGTTGATTAGTGGTGGAACTATTCGAAAATACAGGAGTATTTGCAGAAGAGCCGAGAGGATTAGTTACTCCCCATTTAACGTCTTGAAACATTTTCGGTCCAGCTGGGTCCTCGCACGTACCTTGTGCGCCACCTTTATTGACCAATTCCGGAGTCGATTTTGTAATCTTTAGTTGTCCCATCTAATCCTCCTCTAAACAGACAAGCTGCTTCTTACTCCGCTTAATGGGCCGTCCAACAGGCGCTGGGCCCACTGGCGGTAGGACGACCTGGTGAAGTGTGTCCCGTCACTTTTTTCTAAGTCCTCAGTAAGATTCTTCATATTATACCAAGGAACACTCAAGCTCCCCAGAACTCCTTGTTGGTGCTCTCTTATTTTCTGCCTGAATTGATCGTAAGGTGTTCCAGAGGGCTCAATCTTTGAAGAGTGAGAAGGGCCCAGCCAAATCACTTGTGAGCTGGCTCCTTGAATCACATTCACCCACTTTCTCACGCGGGCCTCATATATTTCCCTTTTGTTATCGTGCCACATAGTATATGAGTCATTTCCACCTAAACCAACTATAACAAGATTGGGCTTAAAGTTTTTTAGGGTTGTTTGTACAAGGCCGCCGGAGTCCTCGATTGACCAGAAACCAGCCTTTACAAACAAGCCGCGAGTCGG